CTAGATGCTTTACTAGCATCAGCTTTTATTTGAATTGATAGGCTGTTTACATCAGACATTTTAAATACCTACCTTCCAAAAGAAAATAGGTAGTAACAAGGCTTTTATTCCTCATTACTACCTTTATCATCATTGTTCGATAAATTCAACCTATTCCAATTTGAAGCCATCGCCTGAAACTTAGCAATAAACAACTCTCTTTGTTTCTGTATCTCATACTCGCTTGTTTCTTGATATGACTTCTCTAATATAGGTTTATCAGGGTATTTACCCTTAAATATTGTTCCTATGGCGTACCCTACATATTGCCCCATTATCCACAGCAATTCATCATTTGCTCGTCTGCCGTATTCGTAGGCTGTCCAATAAGGCTCTAACTCGTTAGGTGTACTCCAATCTATCTTATCAATCGAATAACCATAGTCTTTAGTGCATAACATAAAGTATGGTCTTAATTCGTTAATGTAATATTCGTATGTTAAATGTTGCTCTCTGACGGATTGACTACTTCCAACTTCTTCTCCGTTGTCTGCTCGCTCTCCGTCATTTCTGCTAAAAAACCTTTGTTAAGTAATTCTTCTGACAAGATGTTAAACAAGTCAAGCATTTTACCGCCATCCTCGATATAATCGTCAATAAGGTCACAAACCTTGCCATACTTCTCGTCATATCCATCTTTGGTAATGAAGTTAAAACCATACTCGTCTGCGTGTGCCTTCTGTAAGCCGTAAAGTAACATATCTGCTACTGTAGACATAAGTTTTGTGATAAATTCAGGCTCTACATTCTCTTTTGATATACTCTCCATTGTTTCGATTACTCTAGGAATAATCTCACTCTTTGATACAACGAGATAACCATACTTAATCTTGTAGTTAGTGTCTTTAATAATAATATTCATATTCTTTAACCTTTTTCCTTCCCACTATGTTTTTAAAGGAAGGAGCGGAGGTTAAGCCGCCCCATCTCTTTAACATAGTTATAAACAACAAAAGTTTTGTGTTAGTCAATAATTAAGCCGGTAATGCTACAGCATCCGCAATACCCTCATATGACTTGATAGTACAGTTCATTTCTACTGTAAGAAGTCCGTTCTGATCGAGTGAAGGCTGTGGAATCTTTGTAGGTGGCTCTGCAACAACAAAGAACGCCTGCTGTGTAGTAGTAGGTGTTTCTCCGGTAGTTGTCTTTGTAAGTCCCGGTACAATTGTTTCAAACCAAACATTAAGGTTGCTTGCCTTAGCTGTTGCGGCTGCACTAATAAGAGTTTCCCACTCTGCCTGTGTTTCAGGTGTAAGGTTTACTGTAACTGTAAGAGTATCAGAAACAGTACCTCTACCGGCAACATACTTAGTTAAATAGTCCTCTAAAGCTGATGAATCAATGTTCTCTGCTTCGATAGTAACCTCGCCAATGGCGTTAATTCTAGTAAGTTTATTGAATGATGCCGGCTTTGTTCCTGTGGTAGCTTCAACACCATATCCAAATGTAATACCTAATGTACTTAATCCGCTTGCTGCCATTATGTATCTCTCCTTTGCAAAAAAATAAAGCCTATAAAGGCTTTTAACTTAAAGTAACTTTATAATGTATCTCCATCGCCGATTAGTCGCTCAAAGCGTGCTACCTTGCGATATAAAGAATCTGTATTAAGGTTTTCAGGAAATGCCGATACTGAAAATCTCATAGACTTCATTATTCTGACAATCTCCTTCATTGTGTCGCTAGTAACAGTTTGTGATTTGTCTGAATATACCTCGACTTGAATTGTGACATTTAAGGCTGCTAAAGTATCATTCTCTAGCGTGCTACCTCTTTCAATGCCTGTCATTTCGTGAACATAAACATATGGGTATGTCATTTTTGACGGTCTTTTGTCAGATGTTGTTATTGTGTAAGAGGGATATTTGCTGATAAATGTTTCTGACACATTATTCTTAAGCCTTGTATAAACCTTGCTTTCAATTGTAAATAAATCTGTCATTATCCAAACACTTCCTTTGCTATCCCTGACAATAAACTGTTAAGCTGAACCGCTGTATTGTGCATAAAAGGTCTTGAAGGCATACCCCTTGTTCTGTGGAGTTGTCCGTCTTTGCCTTTATACCACCATCCATTTTCTCCATGACCGTGTTTATCATATACCCAATTTACTTCACTAGCGTTTGGATGCTGATATTCTTGTCCGACAATACCTGTACCGAACTCAACGAACTTTGCATACTCACAATCGGTATAAATGTAATAAGTGCAACCATCTACAAGTAAATCGCCTTTTTTGAAGTTTACACTTGCTAACAACTCGCCTGTGTCAAATGCACCCATACTCCTTATTTCGTTTTGTGCAATCTTTACGCCGTATCGAGATACTATTTCGCAAAAACGCTCTATATCCTCGGTCATTCCGGCTTCGTACTTCGCAAGCTCTTGTTGTAAATGTTTAAGTGATTTCTCGTCTAAAGAAATAGTTATATTCTTCTTAGCCATTAAACCACCTACTTAACATTCTTATGCAAGAAAAAGGTTGTATTGTCTGTCTGTTCGTCAAGAATACCGATTACATCATAATCTGCACTAGCTTCATCAGGCGTTCCATCTGCTTTGTACTCAATCTCTGAATCTTTCCAAATCAATGTACCCACCTTAAAGTCATACAATCCTGTTTTGGCAACTATCTGTGCATAGTTAGGCGAATTTATCGTACCAAACTCTTTCATAAGGGTTTCTCTGACATTTCCATCTATACACGCCCAAAACTCGACAGGCTGTGAATAAGTGTCCTCATTCTCTCCTACTTCAAGATATATTGGGTTGCCAAAATCATCGTATGAATCTATTATCCTATTTCCATCCTCGTCTAACTCATATTTAGGCGAATTAGAAACGAACAATGAATAAAAGAGCTTTTGCTCATTCTTTCTTAGTGTCCGCATTACCATCAACCTCCGGCAATCCGGCTATGCTTGTAAGTATTGAAACAATGCCGGCAAGTATAGATGTTCCACCTACCATAAGCCAATCAACATCAGTTACAGATACCGCAACAGGAATCATCGCAACCGCTGTTTGTGCAACAGTTTTAATTGCTCTTATGATAGCTGCTTTAAACCATCGTTTAAAATCGTTCTTCATTCTGATTCCTCCTTCTGTTCCAACAAATCCACAATATGATCTACTCGTTTTTTCTCGTTGTAATGCGAATTTTCAAGTATCAGCACTCTTTCAGCAAGTCCGTTGACTTCCTTTTTCGTTGCCGATATGTCATACTTAATATCCGCTACATTACGACCTATCTCGTCAAGTTTCATTTCGACCTTTGTGTGTTCAATAGTGCGTTTCTCTATATCATCAGTTACGGCACGGCGATTGTTTGACATACCAAAGAATATTGCAAAAGCGACAGAAATGCCTGAAATCAATATTCCTACTTCTATAGTCATAAGCAACCACCTTTCAAAAATTTACTAGCACCCACCACCATTTTATAGCTAGTATTACCCTGCAACGATAAAGTAAAATGACATTCACAATACCGCCACGCTCTATCCGACTTAAACAACCCTAGATATTGGCACTACGCCATTTAGGATTGTTGTTTCGTCTTTCCAAACACGCTTAATCTCGTTTTCATCGTGTGATTGCTGAAATTCTGCACCAACTGTGTTATATAAAAACAACGATAAATCTCTGCAAGCAAAATAGAACTTGTTGTAAACTTCTTGTGCGACATATTCCTCTGTGTATATGCCACCATCAGGATAGTTTCGTGCGTTTACTACTTTGCGTACCGCTTGCTTTATCTTTGCTTTTAAAACAGGCTCGAATCTAGTATCATATTGAGGATCTGCTACAGATAATTCTGCACTTAAATCCTCAAAAAGCTCATTATTCAATTCATCAAGTGTAGTAACATCACTCATAGCATTTACCTCTATCACTTCTCAAAACGGCTTTTAAAGCGTTTTTTGTCTTTATTTGATGAAATATCCGTCTTTTCGTCTTTAGGCTCTGTATCGTCATTCTGTGGCTTTACAGAAGGTGTTTTATCAACAACCTTCCATCCGTCATTTACGAATATATCCACAAGTGCCTTATCGACATTCATAATTCCACCATTTTTAGTTACTGTAGTAGTCATTTAAAACACCTACTTCTCTTTTGTAGTCTTTTTAGGCTTCTTTACTTCCTCTACCTTATCAACAGAAGGTGCAACCTTTTTAGTCGCACCCTCTGACTTAACTTCGGTATCAACGGAAGTGTAATGCCTACGCACTAACATTCCCATACTGAAACCTCCTAGTTATTAAGCTGTATGTGGGTTAAGTTTGATTGCCTTGCCTGAATTGAGCAAGTATGAAGCGTAATGCTTATCTGCTGTAATAACAGTAGACTTGTTGATAATATCTCTGTCAGTTTCAACAAGGGTATCTCTCTTAAGGAACAATGCAAGTGCGCCCGGCTTAACGATAAATGCTTTACCGGCATTTGCGCCCTTAATTCTGTTGGTAACAACAACCTGTGTACCCTGTACCTGACCTACAACACCCTTAAGGTATGTATCAGCCGAAATATCAGAAGCCGGCATCCATGTAGTTGACTTACGAAGGTTAGCATAAGTTGTAGCGTCAACAAGGATAACCTTATCTCCGTCAATGTCCTCTCCGAAAAGGGTAAGAGCGTTTGCAATATCATCAGCGGTAAGAGTAGTATTTGAAGCTGATGTATACTCTAAACCGCCACTGGCTGTAGTGATTGCAGCAAGTGAAGCAAGAAGGTCATTATCCATCTTTGAAGCGATAGAAGTTGCTAACTGTCTAACAGCCTCGCCAATTGGGTCGCCGTAACCTGAAAGTACAGCCTCGTCAGTAATCTGAACACCATTACCAACCTTCTGAATCTGAACAGGTTTGGTTGTCTGTGTAAGCTGCTTGATAGGAATATCAGCACCCTCTGCTACTACAGAAGCATCGCCAATGTATGAGTAGTAAGGTAACTTAACTGTATTACCGGCACTACCAACAAGAGTAGTGTCAATTTTAGCAAGTGGTGCGAACTTAAGAGCATCAATAAGTTTTACATCCAAAAGGTCTGCGATAACCTCTGGATTAAACAAGTTTGTAAGTTTTGTAGCTGTTTCTGCAAGTGCCATTTAAATCTCTCCTTTGTTTAACTGTTAATGTATTTCTTATATGTTTCAGGAAAATTCTGTTTAAACTCAACAATCTGTGGCATTGTAGCGGTTTTGAATTGCTCTAATGTCATTGTTGGTTCTTCTTTTCCTACACCGACATTCAAATCAGGTCTTGAAGCAAGCCATTGATTCTTCTGCTCGGTTAAAAGTCTTTCTTGTACTTTGCTCTGAATATCAAACAAATCATCAGTTTCGCCATCGTACTGTGCAATTGCCGCTTTGGTGGCTTCTTCGGAGTTGTAATTAAGCGCAAGGAAGTTTTTAGTAAGCTGATTGATTGTGTTCTCTCTAGTGAGTTTCTTAATCAGCTCGTCCTTCTCGGCTTCTTTTTCAGCCTTCTCTTGTAAAGCGATTTCATCCTCGCTCTGTCTTGCTCTTAACTGTCGCTTGTAGTCTGCGGCTTCACTTGAAGCCTTCTCCTGTGCCTTTTTGAGTTTCGCATTAGCAACTCTTAACTCTTGCAACTGTTCCTCAATTGACTTTTCTGCCTTAGTGGTGGTAGTTTCGGCTTTCTTGTCGCTTGCGGTTTCTTTAGTTGCTTTTGTTTCTGCTACTGTGGTTTCAGTAGATGTTGCTGTAGTTTCTGTTGTTTCTGTTGCGTTGCCCTCGCCCTCTGCGAATGTCTGTAAGTCGAGTGGCATAAATAACTTGTTTTCTTTCATAGCTTTGTCCTTTCTGCGTTTGATTAGGCGTAACCGCCATGCATTTCTCTATGCGTAATAAAGTATTTTTGTATCTTGCGTTTAATGATTTAGAGTGATAGTTCTCTCTATCACTTTTATATATAAAAAGTGCCACCCCATAAGGAGTGACACTCGTTATAAAATAAGCATTGTTATTTTGTTTTATTCATACCGCCTATCATTTGGCTGTTTTCTTCTTGATCTGATTGGTCTTGTGTAAGTCTTTCTCTATTCACACTAGGTTCTCCTTCTCCACCATCAGGAACAACCTCGGTGTTTTCGTTAGACTTAAACACGCTGTTAATATACAAGTCAATGTATTCTTGACTATCATCAACCACTTGCTGTGGATCATCAAAGAAGTTGATTGCGTAAATCATAGCCTTTGGATCAATACCATGAGCTACGCCTGTCGCATAAGCGTTAATCTTTGTTGTCATTTCGTAAGTCTTTTGTCGCTTGACATTCGGCTTAACATCAACATACCTTAACTGTCTTAATGCGCTATCTTGTGGTACATAAGGCGATAACTTAATGATTTCAAGTGCAACTTCAACTTCTTGCATCTTGCTATCTTCTTGTAAGCCTTGTATCTTTGTTGCTTCGACTTCTGCTTGCGTCCAACCGGTAGCATCCGACATAGCAACGCCTGTACTACCTCCGCTATTGTCATTTCTCTG